AGAAGGAAGAAATCATTGACAAGATTAAGAATAATCAAATGTTATTACAGCAAGTACAGGCATTGCAGCAGCAAATGATGGCACAAGCTGCAGCAATGGATGAAATGTCTGCTCAACTAGGTAATGAAACACACTTTGTTGATGATTTAGGAGCAACGTTTGCAGCAGGAGAAGCAGGACAAGAACAAGCTCCTAACACAAATGTAAATGTAAACATGGATGTAAATTATGAACATCCTTTTAATGCTGAAGCAAGAGAACGAGCAGCAGAAAGTACACAACCACAATGATTAAGATAATTATTAAACCTAGAGAAGTAACAATAACAGGACACGCAAACTCTGCTCCACCAGGGCAAGACTTAGTGTGTTGTGCTGTATCAACTCTTTATTCTTCACTTGTTGCTAATTTGCTTAGAGACACAAAGCAAGATAAAAACAATGAAGTTGAATATAACGGACTTAAAGGAGATGCTTTTGTGAAGGTAAAGAAGTTTAATACAAGGTGTTATTATTCCTTTAAGTTTTTTAGAACAGCTATTAAACATCTTGCTAGTGAATACAGTGAGTATATACAAGTAGAAGATAAAATAGATGATTCTAAAGAAGAACATAAAAAAATGTAAAGTGTGAAATATATTGCCTACACTTTATGTTATATAAAACCTAGATTGGCTAATAGAACTGGTTATGAATACATAGCAGGGAGCAAAAATCCCTAAGGGATCTCCTGGAAGGAAAGTGGTTGGTATTAGCCATTAACCCTTAAAAGTTATAGGGTAGAAAGGAGCATTTAATATGCAGAAAATAGTTTGGAATCTGCAGCTATTTGCAGATGCTGGAGCTGACACAGGCGCAAGTGAAGGCGAAGCAACTCCAAACGATTCGGACGTAAAACCTGGGGACGTCGCTCAGGATCAGGACGTAAAACCTGCTGACGTCGAGCAGAACGAAACTGAAAACCCAGAGACTACGGAAGAATCGTTTGACGATCTAATCAAGGGTAAATTTAAGGATGATTATAACAAGTCTGTAAATAAGATAGTTAGAAATCGTCTTAAAGGAACTCAACAAGAATTAGATAGTGCTAACGAGTTCAGAGATTCAGTTGCACCTGTGCTTTCTTTGCTATCAGAACAGTATGGTGTGGAAGCAGATGATGTTGAAGGCTTAATGTCTAAGATGTTAGATGATAATGCACGATACGAAGAAGAAGCAATGGAACGTGGTATGGACGTTGACACTCTTAAAGGTATTAAGAAGTTGGAAATGGAAAACCAACGTTTAGCTGAACAAGCAGAAGCTGCACAGGAAGAAGCGCAAATGCGTGAAGAATTTAATAGGATAGGTCAAGAAGCAGAAGTGCTAAAGGAAATTTATCCAGACTTTGATTTAGAAGAAGAAATGGCTAACCCAGAGTTTGTCAAGATGCTACATCTTGGATTCCCAGTACAGAATGTTTATGAAACATTGCACCTAGAAGAAATTAAAATGTCTCACGCACAAGCAGTTGCAACTAAAGAAGCTGAAAGGGTTGCAAGTAGTATTAGAGCTAATGGACAACGTCCAACAGAAAATGGCGCTACTACACATCAACCACAGCAAGTTGGCAAAAAGATTAGTAGTCTCTCAAAAGAAGAAATTGATGCGATTATGGAAGAAGCTGCTTCAGGTAAACGCATTACTTTCTAAAAAAAAGGAGAGAGTATAATGTTTAAGAAAATTTTATTTAATTTGCAGTTGTTCGATTCAGAGATTGATGATATGAACAGAACATCTGATGCAGGTATGACAGATGAGATGAAGGAGTTTTACAATACAGCGCTATTGGAAAACGCACTTCCTAACCTAGTATTCCAGCAGTTTGGTTTGAAACAGAAACTACCACAGAATACGGGCTTAGTAGTTGAATGGAGAAAGTTTGGTGGCCTTCACAAAGCTACTACTCCACTAGAAGAAGGTGTTACACCTAAGGGACACAAAGTAAGTGTATCACACGTAAAAGCTCAGGCTTACCAGTATGGTGATTTCACTATGGTATCTGATCTATTAGATATGACAGCAGTAGATAATACTATCGCAGAGATAACAAAACTACATGCTCAAAATGCTGCACTTACAGTTGATACTCTAACACGTAACGAGCTTCTAGCTTCTACTAACGTATTGTTTGCACCAACTTCTGGTGGAACACCAGTTCTACAGAGAGAAGATTTGGATGAAACATGTATTCTTACACCATCAACAGTTGCTAAGGTAGCTGCAATTCTAAAGAGAAAGAACGCACCTAAGATTGATGGTTCATACGTTATGGTAGTACATCCAGACGTTGAGTTAGATCTATTAGCTAATGAGACTAAGTGGATTGACCTTCAGAAATACACAGATAATGTATCTAAGGTATTCAACGGAGAAATTGGTTCACTTTATGGTATTAGATTTGTAAGATCTACAGAAGCTCCTATTTTAGCTCCAACTGAAGAAGAAAGAGAAGGTGCTGGTGCTAACAAGTTAGCAGTGTTCCCTTGTCTAGCATTTGGAGATAAAGCCTATGGTGTAGTTAATCTAACAGGCGGAGAAATGGAAATCATTGTTAAACAACGTGGTAGTGGTGGAACAGCAGATCCACTAAACCAGAGATCATCTGTTGGTTGGAAACTATCTGGCTATGCAGCTAAGATTCTTAACAATGACTACATGGTTAGTTGTGAGTGTATTGCTAGTGAGTTCTCAAGAACAGAAGTTAGCAATGATACACCTGCAGTTGATGATCTACCAGAGTTTGAAGATTAAATAACTGCAATTTAGGAAGGAGAAATTATGCCTAAAGCTAACACAAATTCAAAAGGATCTAAAACTACTAAAAAAGAAGAAGTAGATATTCAGACAACAGAAAACTTGGCAGAAGAAGCTAAGACAGCAGCTTTAACTAAAGCTACTGGTACTAAACTAGCTAATGCTAAAATGGTAACCACAAAATTTATTAGACCACGTGGAATTAAAGACAAGTATATTGTAGGACAGATAAATGGAAAAGATTTTAAAGTTCCTTACAACAAAACTGTTGAGATTCCAGAACCAGTGGAAAAGATAATTATGTGGAGCTTAGCAGCCCAAGATTTTGCTGATGAGTATATCGAAAGAGAAAAGAACGATCCTGATGATGAGTAGTAAAACAATTAAGGGACTAAGCTAAGGCTTAGTCCCTATTTTTATAGGAGCAAGATAATGACAATTAGAGAAGTTTTAACAAGAGTTGATAATTTACTAACCAACGCAGTTGAAGAAGAACAGAAACTAGAGTGGTTAAAAAACATTGAAAGTAAGATCTATAAAGAGATAGTGCTAACACACGAAAATCCAGTTGAAATGACTGATTTTGACGATAAAGAAAGTGAGTTAATAGCAGTATCTCCTTATGACAATTTATATATTAGTTATTTAGTAGCAAAGATATTTGAATATACTTTTGAGACAGTGCGTTATAACAATGCAATTATAGTATTTAATCAAGAGTACCAGGAATATGCTAACTACTACAACAGAGAAAATATGCCATTATAAGGAGTTTTAAGATGCTTCCAGAGATACAAACAATAGCAACAAAAGATGGAATAATAAACCGATTTTTAGGCTTAAACCAAAAGGATATTTCTAATGATGAAATGTTTACTGATATGTTAAACATGACATCAGACAATTATCCATATTTAATGCCTAGAGATAAAGCAACTATAAGAGAAGTTTATAGTGGCTCTATTAACACTGTTTTAGGTTCTATTGTGTATGGAGAAGATCTATTTACAGTCCAAAAAGGAAGCACAGGCAGACCACAGTTATTTAAAAACTTTGAACAAATAAGTGGTGTAACTTTAAAATATATTAGCACTAAAAGACAAATGGTTATATCTGGAGCATACATTTTAATCTTCCCAGATAACGTTATGTATAATGCAGAGACAGAAGAAGTAAAATCAATGGATACATCCGTTGATCCTGGACTAGCATCTTTTTATTTATCAGACAATAAAGGACGAATCCTACTTACTGTACCAGATATGGCAGCACTAGGAAGCAATATTAGAACAAATGATACAACAATAACAACTTATCTTACTAACAGATATGGATATATGCTTCCAGTATGTTTAGAAAAAGAAACAGTTTACTATGATGATTCAAGTGTAACTGCAGAAATATATCCAGTAGGAATATTGCTAGGAGATAAGTCGAAGGTTGAATCTTATGTTGATAAAACAACATATCCTATTTACTGGGTATCAATACTATCAGACAACTCAATATCTATTGAAAAATACAATAAAGAAATGAGTATGTGGACACCTATAGATTTATATAACACATACAATATTGAATATAACCATTCTAGTAATGCAGGTTTTTTAAAATTAAAAGATGCAATTAACGAAGGAGACTTTATAAAAATAGATGCACTAGATGAAAATTACGAAGAAATAACTGAAGAAGA